AGGTAACGAGCATCGTGTACTAGATGACTATCAACGTAATGTTACACTATGTGACTTAACTGCACAACCTGAGAATATTAAAGAAAAGATTTTTAACACTATTAACGAAAATGCACAACCTAAGAATGTTTCACAGGTTGGCTTGCGTCTTATGAAGTTCTGTGCTATATACGATATGCAAAGAATTTCCGATAATGCACAAGCATATGCAAAACCACTACAAGCGAGGTACCCTGTAAAATGACAAAACTAAAGGCAAATGAAATACTAAAGAATAAATTTTGGATCATTGAAGATACTGATTCGAACGAAAAGAAAGGCACACTATCACGTGATGCTGATAACAAATATATGTACAGTTGCGATACAGGAACTTACATATATGATACTAAAGGTATTGTTGAAAAGAACTTAGGTACACTACTTTGGAATAAGTCAGGTGTTAGTGAAGCAAAACCTAGTGTTTCAAAAGAGATCTATAACTTACCAACTAGTACTGTTCCTTACAATAGTATGTTTGATGTAAAAAGAAAGTTTGGATTGTTTACTAAAAGTAAAAAGTCTAAGAGCTTATATTGTGCAGGTTATTTTTGTATTCACTTTGACAAGGGTTGGGTAAAGAGTTTTTGTCCTAAACTTGTAACATTAGAATCATACGAATATAGAGGTCCGTTCCAGACTGAGATCGAAATGCGTCAGGAGTTATCACGTGCCAACCGTTAATCCATTAAACACTATTCCTTTACAACAGTTTATTGACAAAGTTAAGACTGCTGACAACCAACAATTAAAAGACATTACACTTAACATTAGAGATGCTAAGAACTTGGCATTGACTATCGGAAGTGTAATGAGTCGCTTACACGGCGAATTAGAAGCTCTAGTACACCAGGAAAAGAACGCTGAAGAAGTAATTAATGTTACTGTAGACGGTGGCGGACAAGGGTGGAAGTAGCCAAGTAAACTACGCATATAACTCCATCATTTGGATAAATACTTATGATAGAGGAACGATATATGAGTAGACCAAAACCTAAAGTATTGCTAGAGCATGTAAATAAAAAGTCTTATAGAAGCGAACAAATTCTAGAGGCTGATGCTATTTGGGCAGTTTTCCATCAGGGTAAACCTTTTAACTTAAAGTCATCTAATGTACTTACTAATTACCCTGGACCTAAATATAAGAAAGTGTCTTTTAGCAATCCTGGACATGCACATAACCTAGCAAGTAAACTCAACGAACTATTCACTACTGAAGATTTTACCGTCGTAAAACTAACTTCCGGCACAACAGTACAAGAAGACTAAAATGAACTGGAAAGAAACCTATACCAAGGTATTCTTAAAACAGGCCAACATTAGTATTAGTGAAAGCACGTTAAAAGAGTACATGCCGTTATGGTGGCAAAACACTAGAGCAGTTGGCGGCTTACGTCTAACTGACGAAGGCATGATGTTTATTATGGACAAATTGGATTTGGTTACATATGAAATTCCATTTCCACCAGAATTTAAGATAACAACCCAAATTATATTGTTCTTAGATAAGTTTATCGATTGTCCTTACTACGTAACTAACAAAGCAGTAACAGTTACAAGTGAAAAAAAGAGCATGGAATTACATCTTTTTAGTGGAGATGTCCGTAAATATGGACTAGCCAAAGCTCTAAAACGGACAGACGAAGAGCTAAACCCTTGATATTACTACATTCTTTTTCTTAAAAAAATTGCATTTTCTGGTTGACCTTTTGAATACGAGGTGCTATAATATATACATACTTAGAAATTAAAGTATGGCACTGAACAAAATGAAAGAGGAATACAACATGGAAAATATAGCAGTTAGAACAGTAAGTCCTAATAGTGCAAAGAAGAGCATTGTTAGAGCATTTAAAAAGAAACGTCCGTTGTTTATCTGGGGAGCACCAGGTATTGGTAAATCGGATATCGTTGGACAAGTTGCAAAAGAAATTGATGCACATATGATTGACATTCGTTTGTCACTATGGGATCCAACAGACATTAAAGGCATTCCGTATTATAGTTCAAATGATAATACAATGCATTGGGCACCACCGCAAGAATTGCCAACAGAAGCAGATGCTAAGAAGCATAAGTTTATCGTTTTGTTTTTAGACGAAATGAACTCTGCGGCACCGGCTGTACAAGCGGCGGCATATCAATTAATCCTTAACCGTAAGGTTGGTACTTATGTACTACCAGACAATGTTCTTATTGTAGCGGCAGGTAACAGAGATGCTGACAAAGGTGTTACATATAGAATGCCAGCACCATTGGCAAATAGATTTGTTCACTTAGAACTAAAAGTTGATTTTGACGATTGGTTTCAGTGGGCAGTAAACAATGACATACACCAAGATGTTGTTGGTTACTTGACATTCAGCAAGAAAGACTTGTATGACTTTGATCCAAAAAGTCCAAGTCGTTCATTTGCTACACCTCGTTCTTGGTCATTTGTATCCGAACTACTAGAGGATGATGATGACGAGATCACCACTACCGATTTAGTTAGTGGTTCAGTTGGCGAAGGCCTGGCTGTGAAATTCATGGCCCACCGTAAAGTTTCAGCTAACTTACCTAACCCATCTGATGTATTAGATGGCAAAGTAAAAACATTAGAAACACGAGAAATCAGTGCCATGTATTCCTTGACTGTTTCTTTATGTTATGAGTTAAAAGAAGCTAACGATAAAGGCAATAAGAAGTTTGACGATATGGTTAATAACTTCTTAAGGTTCTCAATGGACAACTTTGATACCGAGCTAGTAGTTATGGGTATCAAATTAGGTCTTACACAATACCAACTTCCAATCGATCCAGATGAAGTTGAGTGTTTTGATGAGTTCCATGAAAAGTACGGAAAGTACATCACAGCCGCACAGGCTAGTTAACTGATTAGGGTAGGGTACTTTTTGGTACTCTACCCTTTTTATTTGGTTGACAAACTCAATTAAATACTGTATACTGTAAGTATAAACAATAAGGAATAGGCACATGGCAACAGACGTATTAGAACTAGAAACAGAAACTCCACAAATAGAAATTACTGACGAACTTCGTGCAGAAGTTTTGGACAGAATTATTGTAGCTAGAGTTGGTTTGTTATTGCGTCATCCATTTTTTGGTAATATGGCTACAAGGCTTATTATTAAAGAAGCAAGTGATTGGTGTCCTACTGCCGCAACAGATGGCAGACACTTATTTTATAGTGTTCCGTTCTTTGCTAAAATGACTAACAAAGAAATAGAATTTGTAATTGCACATGAAATACTTCATTGTGTATTTGATCACATGACACGTAGAGAAGATAGAGATCCGCAGATACATAATATTGCGGCAGACTATATTGTAAACAATACACTAGTACGTGATCGTATTGGTGACAAGCCTAAAGACATTCCAATTTTCCAAGACTTTAAATATGACGGTTGGACTTCAGAGGCTGTATATGATGATATCTTTGAAAAGTACGATCAAGAAGAATTAGAGCAATTAGGTAAACTACTTGACGAACACGTTGATTGGGAGAAAGGTAATAGCCCACAACCAGGTCAAACTAAAGGCAAGGCACCTAGTGCTAACAAGCCTTCATATAGTAAAGAAGAACTTGCTAAAATACGTGACGAAATAAAAGAGAACATGATGTCTGCGGCACAGGCGGCAGGTGCAGGTAATGTTCCTGCAGAAGTAGAACGTATGATTAAAGAACTTACTGAACCTAAGATTACTTGGAGAGAGTTACTTAGACAACAAATTGAAAGTACTATACGTAACGATTTTACATTTAGTCGTCCTTCACGTAAAGGTTGGCATACTGGTGCAGTATTACCAGGTATGAACTTTATGGATACAGTTGATCTTTGTATTGCTATTGACATGTCAGGTTCAATTGGTGACAGTCAAGCAAATGACTTCTTAAGCGAAGTACAAGGTATTATGGACGAATATCAAGACTATAAAATTAAATTATGGTGCTTTGATACAGAAGTTTATAACGAACAAGATTTTAGTGCAGACTCGGCTAGTGACTTACGTGAGTACAAAGTTATTGGCGGTGGCGGTACTGACTTTATGAAAAACTGGACATA